AACAGAGAAGTTGTAAGAACGGTTTACATCAATGCAGAAAAAGGTGCTGCTACAAACACAACTACTGCTGGTATCTTTGATTTAGATACAGACTCAAACGGTAGATGGTCAGTTGAGAGATTTAAAGGCTTAATGTTCCAATTGGAAAGAGATGCCAACAGAATCGCTCAAAGAACAAGAAGAGGTAAAGGGAACATGATAATTTGTTCTGCTGATGTCGCTTCTGCTCTACAAATGGCTGGTGTTTTAGACTACACTCCTGCTTTAAACAATAACTTGAATGTTGATGACACAGGCAATACTTTTGCTGGTGTTCTTAACGGCAGATTCAAGGTATACATTGACCCATACTCAGCAAACAGCTCAGCAACACAATACTATGTTGTTGGTTACAAAGGTACTTCACCTTATGACGCTGGTATGTTCTACTGCCCATATGTACCACTACAAATGGTAAGAGCAGTTGGTCAAGATACTTTCCAACCAAAAATCGGTTTCAAAACAAGATACGGTTTAATTGCAAACCCATTCGCTGAAACTGGTGCGATTTCAGGTGCTGCTACAGCAGTAAATGACGCTGGTTCTGCTAACTCTAACAGATACTACCAAAGAGTACAGGTTGCTAACTTAATGTAATCTTACTTTGCGAAGTACAAACTTCAGAAAAGGGCGGCTTTTAGTCGCCCTTTTTTTTGCTCTCCGTAATGGATAAATATCCATATGACAACGACAAACGCATTATCAAGACAACCATCTAAACTAGACTTGGCCTCGCCACAGCAGTTTAAGTTTACTATTATCAAATTACCTAAAGTAGAATATTTTTGCACGGCTGCCAATGTGCCAGGTGTAAGTATGGCTAATGCAACACAAACTAACCCTTTTAGAGATATACCTGTACCTGGTGATAAGTTTGTTTTTGACACATTAGAGATTACATTTATGGTAGATGAGAACTTGGAAAACTACCGAGAAATGCACGGTTGGTTAACTGGTATTGGTTTCCCTAGAGATAGAGAACAATATACTAAAATGTTAAAGGCAAATACAGATAGATTTCCTGTGATTGGTAAAGAAAGCACAGCTACTGACCCTGGAAAAGTAGTCTCTGGTGCTACTCCGATAGGTCCTATTTTTTCAGACGCCACATTAAACATACTAACTAGTAAGAATAATGCGAATATAGAAGTTAGATTTAGAGACGTATTTCCGGTATCATTATCTGGTTTAAATTTCAATCAACAGGCTGGTGATGTTGAGTATCTATCAGCTACGGTTTCGTTTCAATATAACATTTATGAATTTGCACAAAAAGGTAAAGTTGCTACAGATATTGTAACCTAGGCTTTACTTTTTAGTTAAATTATGATAGATTGGGTATATTATGGATTTAGAAAAATTACAAGAGCAGGCTGATAAAGACCTTAAATTAAACGATACAGAATTAGATTTAGAGTCTCTAAAAACACCTCAATTACACAACAAATATATGAAGCACTTAACAACATTTAAGTTAATGTTGAGTAAGGCAGAATCAGAATTGCATACTCTTAAACGTGAAAAATGGGAGTATTATACAGGCAAAGCTGACGCTTCAGTATATGCACAAAAACCTTTTAACTTAAAAATTTTAAAACAAGACGTTGACAAGTATCTTGATTCAGATGTTGATATTCAACGTGCAAAACACAAAGTAGAATACTTACAAACTACAACTGATTTTTTAGATAGAACTATTAGACAAATTTCAAATAGAACCTTTACAATAAAAAATGCAATTGAGTGGCGTAAGTTTACTAGCGGCGCTATTTAATGAAAAACATAAGATATCTTGTCATTGACAGGAAAGATGACGTATATTTAAAGATTGAAGCAGACGAGAGTATTCGTAGAGACCTTGGCGAATTCTTTACCTTTGAAGTACCAGGTTTTAAGTTTATGCCTCAATATAGAAATAGAGTTTGGGACGGCAAGATAAGATTATTTTCATATCAAACTGGTCAAATATATGCTGGTTTATATCCTTACATTTTAAAATGGTGTGCTGATAACGAGGTAGAAGTTGTTGATGGCACAAAAATAAAAGATACTAAAGTTGAAGAAAGTAAGGTTGAAGACTTTATCAAAGCATTAAAAATACCATTAGAAGTTAGAGATTATCAAAAAGAGGCATTTATATATGCAACTAAAAAGAATAGATGTTTGTTATTATCACCTACTGCCTCTGGTAAATCTCTTATTACATATCTGTTAGTAAGATTTAATTTGTTAAGATTAGATAAAAAGATATTAATTATTGTACCAACAACATCATTAGTAGAACAATTATATAAAGATTTTAAAGATTATGGTTGGTCGCCTGAAAAAAATGTACATAGAATATATCAAGGTCACGGAAAAGAAACTAATAAAAGAGTGGTAATATCTACTTGGCAATCAATATACAATCAACCTAAAAAATGGTTTACACAATTTGAAATGATAATTGGTGATGAGGCACATTTATTTAAGGCAGTTTCATTAACAAAAATTATGACCAAGTTAGTAAAATGTCCTTACAGAGTAGGTATGACAGGTACTTTAGATGGTTCAAAAACTCACAAATTAGTATTAGAAGGACTATTTGGTGCTGTAAATAAGGTAGTAACCACAACGGAACTTCAGGAGAAGGGAAAATTAGCTGACCTCAAAATATATTGTTTGGTCTTACAACACGGTAAAACGGAACGTGAATTTATAAAGAATAAAACCTATCAAGAAGAAATGGATTTTATAGTATCTAATGAAAAAAGAAATAAGTATATTAGAAACTTGGCCTCTGGCCTTCAAGGCAATACACTATGTTTGTTTCAATACGTAGAAAAACACGGAAAGGATTTGTATGAAGCTATTAAAGATAAAGCAAAAGATAAAAGAGTCTCTTTCGTCTATGGCGGAGTTGACGCCACAAGAAGGGAAACTATTAGAGAGCTTACAGAAAAGTCTGACAACGCTATTATCGTTGCGAGTTATGGGACTTTCAGTACCGGCATTAATATTAGGAATTTGCATAACATTATTTTTGCTAGTCCTAGTAAATCCAGGATAAGAAATTTACAATCAATTGGTCGTGGTTTACGATTAAAAGATAATAAAACACACGCAACTTTATATGATGTCGCAGATGATTTATCTTATAACGATAAAGAAAACTATACTCTGGCTCACTTTAGAGAACGGATAAATATTTACAGCGGTGAAGATTTTGATTATGAAATTCATAACGTAGAGATAAACAATGCACCAAAAAGTTAAACCAGAAACTAATATAAAAGTAATTAAGTTAATTAATGGTGATGACATAGTTTGTAATTTACCACAAAAAGAACTTCAATTACCAGATAATTCTCCTTTATTGAGATTAGAACGGCCATTACAAATTAAGTATGTGCCTCAAATTACCGCTACTGGTTTTAGAGATTACATAGCATTAATACGTTGGGTAAATTTCTCACCTGATAATGTTATTACTATACCAAAAGATAAGATTATGACTATCACAAAGGCAACCAAAGAAATGTCAACACAATATGGTATTATATCTAAAGAATATCACACGATACGGCCGCCTGAAAAAAAACAAGAGTCATATCAGAGAAAAGAATTTACTGCTGAAGAAAGTAGAAAAATAAGAGAAATATTTGAAGAGTTTGATGATGAAGATGATGGTAATAAAACTATCCACTAGTGTTCTTGAAAACGCTACACCGCTCATTATACAGAAAATTTTTCAATTGTCAAGTGTGAAACGAACATTGACTTTTTTAACAAAATAATATAATATGAGGATATTATGGCAATAAGAACAAAAGCAAAACCCGAACATTACGTTAACAACAAAGAATTCTTGGCCGCTATGGTGGAATACAAGAAAATGTGTAAACGTGCAAAGAGGGAAAAAAGAAACAAACCACCTGTCACCAATTACATAGGTGAATGTTTTTTAAAGATAGCGAATCACCTATCATATAGACCAAACTTTATTAACTATACTTACAGAGACGATATGATAAGTGATGGTATTGAGAATTGTTTACAATACCTAGACAACTTTGACCCCTCAAAATCAAACAATCCTTTTGCTTACTTTACACAAATTATATATTACGCTTTTGTTAGACGAATTCAAAAAGAAAAGAAACAAACTACTATTAAACAAAAAATGATTGCAGATTCTAATTATGATGATATGACTTTACAACCAGGTGAAGACAGAGAATTTAAAAATCAATTCACAGAATTTTTGAAACAAAATCTACCAAAAGAAGAAG